TCCTTTCAGATTATGAGTTAAGCAGTTACGAAACAATCAATTTGAATAACCATCTCTTCCCAAACCCTAGTTGCTCCAATATCCATTTCAAAATATGCATATGGAACAAAAGATTTGTCAGAACGTCTTTCAATTTCTGTTATCGGTTCTTCCCAAGAACAGAACACCAACCCTTGCGGATGAAATGCTAACACTTGTTCTGTCAGCGTATCACCAGTTCCAGTTGTAGGCATCGACTCATACCTAATAAACTGGAAACCAGCAAAATAGTTGGTTTGTCCTTCAACCAATGAACGGATACTATTATAATCCGTACTATTGATTTGTTCAGAATGAAGTAAGGCTTCAAGCTGTGCCGCAGAACAAACGATGAAATATAGCGGATTGCCACCTTCATCATACTGATCTGCTTCGTTTTCAGAGAGAATCCTACGAGCCTTCAACAGTTTGTCAATTGATAAACTTCTGCGATTACCAGCGACGTTATCAATACCACTATAACCAGCAGAATGTGTGCCTACTAACAAATCGACACCAATAAACTGTTTTGGGAAATTAGATGAATTCCAAACTATCTCGGTTGCACCGTCCATTGCACCACCATCTGATTCATATGCTGAACCAAAGGCGGCATCAACGATTACAGAGTCCATCTTACGAGCCATAGCCATTGACGTAGCTTCCGCATAAGGCTGAAACACATCATAGTTCATTCTACGAGTGTCAAAACCTTCTACAAAGAATCCGGCATTTTTAGGCTGTGCCGATACTCTCCTACGTTGATGGGATATTGCCTGTACTGGTGAATCTGCAAAACGTGCAACTTTGTCTAGTGCTTCGTTAGTTCCGATCTTATCGATAAACTCGGCAACACCTTGACAGTTTGGCTTATTAGTCACGAAATTACGAATTCGTGAAGTCTTTTGTTGAAGCGCATGTAATACATCAGCAGAATAGCGATGTATATAGGACGTTTCAATGTCATAAAAATTAGCCATGTTGTACCTTTTATAGAAATCTCATACACGTTATGTGCATAAGGTTAAACTCACTCTTACCTAGAGATTGTCCATAAAGGGTCTCAAGAGAATTTTCAGCAGGGCAAATGCTTGTCTGCCTATTGTCTCTTGTTCGGCTTTATCCTCCACGATGGAGGGGTGATATTATCTTACTCTTTTTTGTGATGGATATGCTTCTTTAAATAACCTATCCATTTTCTTCATTGCAGTCTGGTGATTAGGATCACGATTATCACGATATGATTTCGAAAAATCCTTATCAGCATAAAGAGCCTGAATTTCTTCCTGCGCTCCCTGCGGAGATTGTTGGGATTTACCTAATCCTGTACCTACCGCAAGTGATTCTTCTCCTAGCATTTGTCCTATTTTAGAAAAAGCCCTGATCATTTCAGGATGATTACCAAGACCTGTTCCATCTAAAACCTCAGACAATTCTGGAGATGCGAACTGAGCATAAGCTCTTTTGGCATAGTCCATGTTACCATCAAAATTCCTGCCCCATTCACGTTGCAGATCAATTGTAGTCTGGACTTCCAAATCCTTGATGCTTTGCTCATATTCGCCAGCTTCTTCCTCCTGTATGTCGTTATAAAGACCTAGAATATTTTCAGCTTGTTGTTGGTTCAGACCATTTTCATGTGAGAATTGCTTGTAATTATCAAGAATTCCCTCATCATCTTCACCAAAATCATAACCATCTGCACGTTCTGGTCTTCCGAGTTGATTGTATAGACCATCCCAACTTTCCCCTTCTTGCGGAAGGGAGATGAGATTATCGGGGTTTCCTCCAATCTTCTTGACTGCATTAACGTAGGACTTAGCGAGCTTATCTACAGAGTCAAATGTTTGGAGGCTAGGTTCATCCCTTAGACCTTCAGGCATAGAGGATGCATTAAATGATAAAGCCGAAGATTCGCCACTATCAGCTTGCCCTGTATCTTCAGGAGCCATTGCTTCTTCTGACATAACTATTTATTGTTAGGGTTATGCTCGTCTTTCAACCCGAGCCTGTTCCTGCATGTCAATTCTTTTCCTTATGGCTTCCAAATCTGCACCAACGAGATTGATAATCTCCATTACTACAGTTCTTTGACCTTCCTGCCATGCAGATGTATAGGGGTCATTAGCATGAGAAGTTCTAAAGACAAAGTGTGCATTAGCTAAAGTTGCTATTACATCCTGTCCTTCTTCTCCACTAAAAACCTCCTTAAATCGTGTACGTTTCTCTTTTTCCTGTAACCATCGTGAAATCATGCCGTTTCTGATCTAAGTGCTTCAGCTTTTGCCATTGATTCATTCAATTGACCAGCAACCTGTGCCTGTTGTAATTGTGCCTGTTCCTGTTGCTGTCTTTTCTGTTCTGCAACCATCTGTTCCACTTCTTCCTGTGTCCTGAGATTAGAAGTTGGTATTTGCAGGACTTCAGCAGTATTTTTAAGTATTTGCTGTGTATTGAAGTACATTGGTATTGTCTGGTCTATCTGTGCAAGTGGCATAATCATTTCAAATAACTGATTCATGGAACTTATCTCACCAGACCTCATTGCAATGGAAACAGGATTAATATATTCTATCTTATACTGATTCTTCATTTCTTCTGGCATTTCAGGTAGTTGATAGGATCGCATCAGTATATTAACTGTTCTCCTGATAAGCGGATCAAGGAACTCACCTTCCTGTCGGGCAAGAATTGGTCCAAGTATAGGCATTTTCTGTCTCATCCTGACTGATACTTCTGTTGCAGAGAAGCGCATTACATCACCATCTGGTGCAACTGGACCGGGCAGTTCAAGTAAGTCCAAGAAGTAGCCTTCCCTGATTGCAGAAGTACATTTTGCAGTTAGTTTCTCTGCATATTCAGGTCTTGCCCTTGTTGGTACTTCAAATATTTCATCCTTGCCCCCTAGCCCTACTGAATAATAATTTATTGCATCAGGGGTAGTATCTAGGGGGTCTAAGAGTCCAGAATCCGGTACAAACAGAGGCGGTGATACCGCTTTCTGAACAGCTTTTAAGTATGTCCTGTCTATTTCTGTAATAAGTCTTATATCGGGCATTATCTCCCAAGTTGGCCCTCTTCCGTATATTTCTCTATCCGATCTTTCCCATCTTGCACAGATATATGGTATTTCCTCATATCCACCAAATGCGAGTACCTGTTTTCTTTCCTTCAGGTAGTGAATTGAGACAAATGGTTTCTGGAATCCTTCTGGCAGATAGTTTTGTGCAGTCCAAGAAGGAAATACTGCATGTACTACATCATATTCATCAAGCATTTTTGCTCCAAATCCCTTTTCTACTATTTGTTCAGGAAGGGTTTCTGGATCAAACCTTGATACTAAGTCTTTTGCCGTTTGCTTGTAGTTACGAAATACTGTGTCAATTTCCATCTCACTTCCGCTACCCAATATGCAATCCGAAAGAGGAAAATTGCGGTAGCGAGGGCCAAAACCGGGCTTATCCTCCACAAAGATGATACCAGTTCCGAAAGACCCTGCTTCCAAGTAGTATTGAAATACTGCACTTTGAAAATTTGATGCTGGTCTTGATATATGGTGTTTTACTATTTTAGATGCCTCTTCCATCCATAGGGCAACATTTCGGCTTTTATCCAACTCAGCAATTCCTGTTGTGAGTTTAAACCATTCTGCACCCATTGGTGTGAAGACATTGTGGATATTTGATGCAAAGCGTTTCAATAGTCGCATTGCAGTTCCTTCAAATGCCATACCCATTCTATCATCACCTCTTGAATGAGTAGTAGTGAAGTCAGAACGATGGGGCAAGACATATTCTGCCATTTCCTGCCATTCACGTTCCCATGTCCTGCGGTTGCTTTTTAACTTCTCATGGTGTCTATCTATAATAGCACCAAGATCAGTTCCTTCTTGCTCTTCAGCCATTTTATTATGGTCCAGTCAACATTGTTGCAGATTGTCCTGCGGTTAAATTTGCCGCACCCCGACCAGCTAACTCTTGTCTTTTCTTGTTCTGTGCAGTCAATGCCGCTTCTGGATCAACTTCTTCTGCAGAGAGTACAGGAGCATCTACATCTTCAGTTCCAGTATCTTTACCCTGTGCGCCTTCTACAAGGTCTTTGAATGAACCTCCATATACTTTATCTGTTATCTGACCTAATGTACCACCGGGGCCACCTTCTATTGTTCCTGCAGGGTCTTTAATTGCCTCAATTGTATCACTTACAGTTGTACCAAGACTTGAACCAACATCACCAGCAGTTTTAGTAACTTTATTTATAGCTTTAGTTATACCACCACCACCACCTTTGCAGAGTGATATTTTACCTGTATAGTTATAAGATTTAGAAGATTGTTCTACGAGAACACCATTCTTAAACTCATAATTTACTTCTGTATAAACTTTCATATTTACCTTTTATTAAATGGTTACAGTTTCTTTCTTAACAAAATACAATCTTCTTTATATTCTTTCAACACTTTTTTCCATCCTCTTCTTGCATACATATCCATGTAGGCACATCCTTGGGCCAGTGCCCAATCTTCTAACATGTTTAAGTCTCCAATCCATTCACTCATTCTATCACCAGCAATTGTTACAACCCGGCACATTTTATGTCTTGGATAGTGTACATATTCAACTGTCATTGCGGCAACAATCGCATCAGAATTAGTTACAGTTGCTATCCATAATATATAATGTCCAGCTTTCAGGTATTCTAATACATCTTTTTCATTAAGTACATCATCATTTGTTTTTGCAATCAAATCTTTTACATCATTCCAGAGAGTATTGATTTCATGTTTTTCTACAATATAATAATCAAGCGTAGAGCCTGTCAGATGAATCATAGTAATCGTAGTTACTAATAGCTTTTCTTGGTCTTTTCTTGGGACGACCTGTTGTAGCAAACTTCAGGGATTGAGATGCATATCTGGTTGCACTCATCAAGTCATCATGTGCCTTTACGATTCTTCCTTCTTTCCTATGATACATCCTAAGTTCTTCAAACCACAACCCTAAATAATTGAATACTTTAAATCTTCCTGTCTGCATTCTCTGTAGCATGTCCATAATACCGGGTTCTATGGAAATACCGCCATCCGGATTCTCAAAATGTTTATGTGCCATATTAACACCCTGCTTGCGGTACAGTTCTGCTAATGGCTTGCCTGAACCCTTATCATGTTGTGATCCGTCATGAGGCCAAATTACAGGAACCCAATCACCTCTTTCCCTTATTGCCGCAGAATGAACAACTGGTGTCTCTGCGGATTTTCGATAACAGTCATATATATAAATAGTATCTGTATCTCTATCCCAAGCTATCCAGACTGCGGCAGTAGGGTGATCCCATCCAAAATCTATTCCACATAAGCGAGGCCAGTATTCAGGTAATGGAAATGGTTCCACTTTAAGATCATCTTCATTAAGAGGAAATACGAGTCCAGAACCTAGAACTGGAATTCCTTTTGAACGCATTGCTCTTTCATGGGGAGGAAGTGCGGCTAATATCTCTTTCTTGACATCCTCATCCAAGTGTATTGCATCATCCCATGTTGCATGATAAAGTGCCTGTGACTGACCAAGTTTTGTCATAAACTGAGTAACAACTTCAGTCATTCCGCTTTCAGGAGTAAAAGTCATATAGACAATACCTCCGCTTTTAAGTGCGGCTCTAAGGGCTTGCGAGTATATATCCTGCGGTGGTTCCTCATCCAGCCATGTAACGTCTACTGCCTTACCCATCCATTGCATCTTCCCCTGCTCATAGGACTTAAAGATCAGTTTGGAGTTCCTGCCAGATACATGCTTTACATTTAAACTCTGGTATGCATTTGGAACACCGGGCATTCTCAGGGGAGTACCGACTATATACTGCTTTGGTATTGAACCTTTGCC